CTATGAATAATCAGACATAGCCATTTTCCTTACCTCCATTTGTTAAAGATTATTGATTAGCTCTAGTCTCTTATAGTCCTTAGTTGCTCATTCCGGCATCACCTCCTTAATCTAGTTTAAGTTTCGGTTTATCTTCCCAAGAAACACCGGCTTTCTTAAGAAGGGCTTTAATGTCAGGTTTCTCGATGGCATCCAGTCTACCATCCTTCTTAAGTCTACTACGGGCAATGTAAGTTCCAAGTGAGTCAGTCAGCATTTCCCTCTTTGGGTTGATTCCCTTGCCCTGCAGAACGTACAGCTCATCAAATAACAAAGGGATTGTAACTACAGCTTGACCAGTCATAAGCAAACGGTAGATGACAATCTTTGTTGAGATACCAGTCGAGGTATCAAAGGTTTCCTTTTCAACTATTTCCTTCAGATGTGCAGTGAGTACGAAGTCGCAGGATAGATTCATTAACTTACGGATGTAGTTGACAATGGCAGTCTTCTGTGGCATGTAGTCTCGGTTCCGCATAGGTGCTTCGCCTGCACGATCCTGTGACATAAGTCGGTCATTCATAACTGCATCAGCGAAGGTCGGTAGACTGTCAAGAGCATAGGTCCCGAACATATCGTAGTACTTTGTTTGCAGTCTGATCTCTGTGTTCTTTTTCCAAGCTGCAAATGCAGTAGGGCTGAATGGATCTTCGCTTTCGTAAGTTGTGTCGACTACTATGTCACCCTTTCTAATCCAAGGCTCAAGGCACTTGCTTCCACCAGGATCAAATGAATCTATATGGACAGGGAAGCGAGCAGTGCGAAGTAGGAATGTCTTACCTGAATTGGTAGGACCTGATATAATAGCACTGAAGCGCTTCTGTAGTGGGTCACGTTCGTAGTACTTTTTTACTCTTTCGAGTTCTGCCTTAGCATCATAAACCATCTAAATCTCCTCCTTCCAAGTAGAGTTCTTCAAGTACTCTTCCAACTGCATCTGGAATAGACTTGATTAGAATTTTTCTCCAAGTGCTTTGATGATCACCTGAGATGTCGATTAGTTGATCTACTATTGCTCTTAATGAAACTCCGTTGCGCAAGGCGAGTGACGTAAGTCTTCCTGTTACCTCTGCTTTAGCCATAATTGAACCACCGCTCTTGCCTATCGTACAGAAGACATCGTCAGGCTTGCCGTTCAGCTCGGTTATAGTTATGTATAGGTTACCGTGGCCAGTTGGAACCTTAACTGTCCTTGATGGTAGTGTGTTTGGTTTCTTCATTATCTTTAACCCACCTATTAAATTCAGTTTCGAGGTCCCACTCAAATCTGCAGTGACCAGAACACACAGGTGGATATGACCCTGCTGTTATATGACTACCGCAGACTACACATTCTGTTATTACTTTGTTACACATGGGCATCCCCTAGAATGATATGGAATCTTTAGCGAACATTGATCACATATCTCTACGTTGTTTATCCTTGCTCTTATAGCAGACAACAACTGTCTAACGGTTGTTCTCAAATCACAGCATGGAAATGCCGTTCTTTCCCATAAGATAAATTCAGCCATCTCATCGGAAATAGTAGGGTCATATCTATGCATGAACTCGATCCAAGTCATTGCTGTCTCCTTACGCTGTCCATGTTAGGTCTTTCTTATGAGTGGTTTCCTTAGCCATAGGATTCCAGAACTCAAGCTTGAATCCCAGTGGTGGTTCATCGCAGCGCTGTAGTGGATTCGCCCAACTGCAGCAGTAGTCATGATAGATGCATCCCCAGAACTCCGTACATGAAGTTGGATTCAAAGGGAAGGCCATCATGACTGCATCATTGTCTTCACAATCCATCAGTCTATTCATATCTCGTTCAAGGTCTGAATAGAGATCATTGACAGTCCATAACCAGACGTTCATCTGATCAGGTGGCTTGAACGCAGGCACACGCATGAAGTCTACATGATAACCCGCAGGTCGCTGAGCTGAACCACGCTTTAGGTAAGTAAATGAAGTTCCGCAGAACTCTATCCCTAACACCTCTTCAATGGGATACATGCAGTACATGCAGTGAGTGTAGGTTCCAGTCTGAATGGAGAGCTGAAAGGCATCACTCCACTGTCGACCGAAGCTTCCCTTCCTTGACTTGTGGTCCCAAGAGAAGTAACGATTCACCTCGATGTTTCTGAGAACAGAGTCCAGTCGGTAGTAGAGGACTCTACCATCCCCGCTGATTGGTACAACTCCACTTGTCTCGGTTAGAATTAGTTCGTTATCTACCAAGTCTCTTGGTCTTTCGTTAGCGAATTTCTCAAGGGCGACAAGTACTGCGAATGGATCTTTGGGGCGGTAGAGATCATCAGTCTCAGGTGGGAACTCCTTTCGATAGTGGGCTTCAAATGCTTCATATGCTCCGAGGTAGTTTTCGTAGCCGTGGATTAGTTGATGCTCGCGGGCTATGTGCCAGCACTCACCGAAGTAGAGATCATGGTTAGGTTTGGCAAGACGCCAGCCTAGAATATACTCATAGAAGAACATACGAGGGCATCGCTTCAGTGTATCAAACTTGGAACTGTCTCTGATTTCCCAAGTTGGTTGTTCAGGTAGGTGGAATTTCATATCAGCTCCCTGTAGTTTATGCGAGATCGGATTGCAACTATTGATCTCGCATGGTTCTTAGCAATTTGTGCAAGGGCTGTCCGAACCTCTTGGACAAGCAGAGTGTCCTCTTCCTTCAGCCATGTCCCACCAGCTCTTTCCAGTGACGTTTGAATGTCTCCCATGAACCTTTCGCCGAGTTCATCGAGTCTTTCAGACAACTTGCGGTGACTGCGAGCCACTTCTTCAGCTGCAGGACTATGTCTGTCAACTAGATAAGATCTAATCTCTTCCCTTGCCACTATCTTTACCAGATGCGTTATTGAGTCTGTTTTTTCTCTAGACATTGCTTTTCCTCCTTATCTCCCAGAAAAATTTTCCAGAAATTTTCGCCTATCGACTAGGTCTTCGCATTAGATGTTGGTCGAGAAGCTCTTGGGTCATACTAAGAATTCGTCCACTAAGCTCTACCACCATGAAAGATTCCACTAGATCAGTAGAATCATCTGGATTTGATTTATATACAAGTTTTGCCTCAAGAGCTTGCTTTCTCCATTTCCTAAGTGTACGTTCTGTAATCATAGCTGATCTCCTTTCTTTTGTTAGAAAGTTGTCTCCCATTCTTTTATTTTGTCTTGTAAAGTGCTAATGAGTACTCTTACCAGTCTAATGGCTTCAGCATGATTGTCAGTGTCTATTGCCTCCTTTATTCTAGTATTTGCACTCGCTATATAGTCAATTATGTGCATGGCTGATCTCCCTTCATAGATAATTAAATTAATTAAAAAACTATGTTACGTTCCAAGTATTCACCTCTCTTGAACAGTAGCAAATTAAGCTTACCGTGCATGACTGCAAATGTAGCACAGACAACCGAGTTAAGGACATTAAGAGAACAGGGAACGATGTAATCGTCCGGCTTAGATCCCTTCAAAACCTCACTTGCTTGTCTGTGCATATCATTTGCAGAGAAGCGATTCAGCCTACCTTCGGTGATGAATCTAATCTCACCAAAGTTCTTTGCCTTAGAGAAGTCGTGAGCTGATTTATTAACAATAAAGACAGTCATTTTTATTCTCCCGAGCTCTGCTTGACGTGATCTACAGCGCCTTGAGGTGCAGTGGACTTGATGTCTTTCTCCGAGCGTCTGTCTCTTGTTGGATCTAAGAGATTCGGTGTTCTTTCATCAGGCTCAGGTGTACTAACATCGACTGCAGGCAAAGGTCCTCCACCAACGGGCACTTCCGCGTCAGTTATATTCTCTACATGACGCTCGTCACATTCGTGAGGAGCAATTAAGTCAACGATTACAGCCTTGTTCGGCAGGGACTTGCGAGTCCATTTGAGTTCCATTCCACAATAGGTACAGTGATACATCTTAGGCATTTTATTCACCTCCTTCAATGGTCACAGACAGTCGTTCCCAGGGTTTGCTCTTGGGAGTGACCTCGAAGACCTTGCAGGTGACGTTGTCACTTGTCAGCATCAGAGCACCAACATCTGGTGCCAGTTTCTTGGGAACGTAGCCGACCATTGTTGGTATAGGACCATCGTTGTAGTGGATGGCAATAGCATTAGGGTCGTACTTGTTGTCCGGTTCAGGGTTAAGTACTAATTTACCATCCACCTTGATATCCTTGATGCAAAGATCAAGATCATGGAACTGCACTCCTGCCACAAAGAATCTAAATGTCTTAGGCATTTGCTTTTCCTCCTTTCGATTAGATTATTGGATTACCTTCGTTGTCTATCATTCCCCACTTTTTCATGACACTGACGAACGCTGCATCGGCGTAAGGTATTCTTATGCTGCCTGCGCAGGAAGCCGTTGCATTCTCTGCGT